AAAATTCATAAAATGGATTATCACGTCAATAAATTTATTAAACAAAGAAAGGCGTTTAAAAATGGCAAATTATAGCGATTACATAAAAGAATTGATGAAAGATTATAAGTTGATGAGTAGAGCAAGTTTTTTAGTTGTTCATAATGAAGAAGAATATCAAACTGCTAAGAGAGAAGTAGAAAAACAACAACACGAAAATAGGATTGACGGGTTAAGATATGGAAATAATTAGCGCACCAAACGACACAATTTATTATATAATTTTGTTTTTTACTGCTGTTTGGTTCTTATTTTTTTACTTGCGATAAGTCTTTTATTGACTTAATTGTTTGCTATGAAAAAAGGCGAAAGTCTATTGTGGCAACGGATAAAAAAATTAAAGTTAAAAGGTCAAATTTTCCGTATAGAAAGTAAAACAATCAATGGTATTCCTGACGTTTATTACTTATCAAATGGGCGTTCAATTTGGATTGAATTAAAAGCAAATGATAGCAAGAATTTAGGTCTTTCTAAGTACCAAATTAATTGGCACATTGACCATTTTAAAAACGGTGGCACTTCTTTTATTCTGCAAAAGACCCTCTTGCGAGAGGGTCTTAAATTATTTCAAATTCGTGGTTCGAGGGACTTGCACCTTGTTGCTTCGGGGGAAAATTCGAGCTTCGTGCTTCGTGTACTTTTTGACCGAATGACTTGGAAGCATTAACCACGCTTCACGCTTCACCAAAACCCCAACGGCGCTTCGCGCCGTTGGGGTTTTGTGTTTTTAAATTAATTTAAAAATGAATAACTGACTGCGCATATGGAACTTTGCGCATTACCTTTTATTAACATTAGTATTTGAGAAATGAATAATAGACCTTGTATATGGCGATTTTCGCCATTCCTTATATTAACATTTTGAATCGCTGACTATGCATATGGCCTTATAGAGAATCGTGTCCCGGGGAAAAAATTTAAAAAATAAAAAAAATTTTGGCCCAAAGTGAACATAAAGTCTTGTAAAAAATTCTTGACTTTGGAATCGATGGGATTTAATAAGATAGAAGCCGCTACAGTTTCCGCTGGCATTGGCCACTGGATTCAGAATTCAAGCCGGGTTAACTGCAGCGGTCTAAACAATGAATGGAGGAAAAATGAAACCAAAAAAGAAAGAGACCTGCCAGGACCTGGTAGGTCAAAAATGTAATGATAGGCTGAAGGATCTAGAAGATGCCTTTCATTACTTTTCAATTGAGAAAGACACAGCCAGGGCTGCTCATGATGATCACGAGAATCTAAAAAATTATGAAGATTATTATGATTACGCGAATCAGCTTGGGCTAAGCTTTGATTATGTAGCACCATCAGCTGATGGTAGACCCGGATACTGGAGATGGCAGCTGTCTTATGGTGGGCCATCGGACGAGTTCAGAGTCTTCACTGATATCTCCAAAAATATCGACCGGGTAGAATATGCCTACCTTGATTGGTTTGATGGTGCGAGTCATCAGATCCGGGACATCCCAACCGCGCTGCGAGATGCTTTGGAATGGTTTTTAGAATTTAGCAGCTATAACCAGGAAGGAGAGCAGGTTTGAATAAATTCCTAGCATTGCTCATGCGCTTTGTAATATTTTTTCCGGGCACCTGCGGTATAATTCTCCTGATGCTAATACTTTTTTAAGGTGTTCAAAATGGGTTTTTTGAAAAAAAATACGGTTGTAATTATCTTATTAAATCTTATAATAATGAGATAACAACAATGGAGAAAAAAATGAAAAAAACAAACGCACTAAAAAAAGACGACTACATTAAGCACGTTGCTAGTCAACTAGTCCAGGAGATGGAGAAGGCAGGTACTAACTGGATCAAGCCTTTTATATCTCAGGGCATGCCTAGAAGGTTAAACGCGCTTAATACTAAAAACCAATACTACAGAGGCGGAAATATTTTTTGGTTATCTTTAGTTAAGAAAACTAAAAAATTTAATTCTAATGTATGGGGCACGGCTAAGCAGATAAAATCGATGGGCGGGGAGATCCTGGAGGATCAACACGCGACTCAGGTTTATTTTTGGCAGCCTTACACATTTGAGACAACGGCTAAAAGAAATAGCACCAATTATAAAAAAGGAGATAAAAAAATCGGATCTTCAGTTTTTATAAAATTCTTTTGGGTTTATAACCTGGACCAAACGACTCTTAAAGGTAAGTTCCAGGAGACAGCAGAAGGAGCCGTCAGCCTTGAAGCCGTGGAAGCCTATGTAAACAATACTGGTGCTAATATCCAGGATGGTTATGACTCGTGCTTCTATTCTCCGATTAAGGACTTAATCGGAATGGTAGATAAAAAAGATTTTAATTCAACAGGCGCATCAAGCGCAACTGAGAATTATTATTCAACTTTATTGCATGAGTTAACACACTGGACAGCACATAAAGACAGATGTGACAGAGACTTAACTGGCAGGTTCGGAGATGCTTCCTATGCATTTGAGGAATTAATAGCAGAGATGGGAGCGGCCATCCAATGTTGTCTGTTAGGTGTTTCAAGTAAACCTAAAAAAGAGTCGGCACAATATCTAAACGGTTGGATCAAAAAAATTAAGGACGATCCAAACGCAATCTTTAAGGCCATGAGCCTTGCAGATAAAGCGGTAAGATATTTAGAAAACTTACAGGAGGCTAAACAAAAAGCCGCTTAACATAATCTTCTCCAACCCCGGGCCATCCTGGCCCGGGTCCCCTATCGAAGGCTCAATTGCGCACCAAAAAAGAAAAAAATTTATTTTTAATTTTTTTCCTTTATTTTTTTATAGTTAGTATTATTTACGTTTACATTGTATAATAAATAGAAGTAGTGTATCCTGAAACGAAATGGGGACCCACACAGAAAATACACCGAATAAAGACGTTGATCTTTTAAGCACAGACCAGCTTCGTTTGAGGCTCGAAAAGACGTGGATACAACATATTAAATTATGTCAGGATAACTTCTTATATTTTGTTAAGAATGTTTGGCCTGATTTCATCTGTAGAACAGATAAGGACCCAAACAATTGGGGCCACCATCAACATATCGCAAGTGAGTTTACAAAAATTGCTAAAGAAAAAAAAGGAAGGCTCATCGTAAATATGCCTCCAAGACATACCAAGTCTGAATTTGCATCCATATACTTTCCTGCGTGGATGATTGGTAAGTATCCTAAAATGAAATTAATGCAGGTATCACACAACGCAGAACTATCAGCAAGGTTCGGTGCAAAAGTAAGAAATTTAATTGATAGTAAGGAGTATAAAGAAATCTTTGGAGATGTTAAACTACGAGAGGATAGTAAGGCAAAAGGACGTTGGGAGACCAATCATGGTGGAGAATATTTTGCAGCGGGGGTAGGCGGTTCAATCACAGGACGAGGGGCGGACTTACTTATTATCGATGACCCACACACGGAACAAGATTCTTTATCTGATTCCGCAATGGAGAGAACTTACGATTGGTACTTGTCAGGACCAAGACAACGTTTACAACCGGGAGGCTCTATTGTTTTAGTTATGACACGTTGGGCAGAAGATGATTTAACAGGTCGTTTAATAAAAGCACAATCAGAACCCAAAGCAGATAAATGGGAACAAATATCTTTCCCTGCCATTTTAGATTCAGGTAATCCAGTTTGGCCTGAGTATTGGAACATCGAAGAATTAGAGAAAGTTAAAGCTTCGTTATCCGTGAGAAATTGGTCCGCTCAGTACATGCAAAATCCTACATCAGAAGAAGGTGCAATTCTCAAAAGAGAATGGTGGCAGCCATGGGAATACGAGATGCCTGTTTTAAAACATGTGATTCAATCTTACGATACTGCGTTCAGTGCAAAAGAGACAGCGGACTATTCAGCTATTACGACATGGGGAATATTCACGCCTCACGATGGTGCAGCAGATGCCATCATGTTGATCGATGCTATTAAAGGTAAATTTGATTTTCCTGAATTAAAAGCAGTAGCGTATGAACAATATAAATACTGGCAGCCCGAATCTGTAATCGTTGAGGCTAAAGCTTCAGGACAACCTTTAATCCATGAAATGAGAAGAATGGGTATACCTGTAATCGATTTTATACCAACCCGAGGAAAAGATAAGCATAGTAGGGTAAACGCATGTTCACCCATATTTGAGTCTAAACAAGTATGGTACCCTTCAGGCGAGAAATTTGCCCAAGAAGTTATTGAGGAATGTGCAGCATTTCCTCATGGACAATATGACGATTATGTTGATAGCACCACACAAGCTGTGTTAAGATATCGGCAAGGATATTTCGTGTCCACTTATTCTGACGAGGATGAGATGGAGAAATACAAAGAAAAAAGATACGTATATTATTAAGGAGAACATATGTCTAAATTTAAAAAAAGATTAAAGAAAGCAGCAAAGATCGGAGTAGGTCTTGGTGCAGCTTATGCTTTAATGGGGGCCAAAAAAGATGCAGCAGCTAATCTTATATCAGGAAAAGATTCTGAAGTAGGTGCCATAGCTGGTATGGATAAGAAAAAATTCATAACAAGAAGACCAGCAAAACCAAGTAAAGAAATAATTGAACGTTTTAAGGAAAATGTTCCTAAAGACGTAAGAGCAAAAATTAGAAGTAGCAGAGGCGCTGGAGATAAAGTTGGTGGAATAGAAGGTACAAAATTCAGTATGATGTCAGCAGCAGATGTGAGAGCAAGAAATGCTGCGCAAGCCGCAAAAATGAAAGAAGCCGCTAAAGGTAAAACACCATATTCATTATTAGGTTCTATGGGTTTTGCTAAAGGTTCAAAAAATGCAGTGACAGTTATGGCAAGAGGCTGTAAGCTAGGTAAGAAAAAAGAAACAAAAATTTTGTAATGGCCGAAGTAGATAAAGCAATTGAAACTGTGGAAGAGACACCACAGGGTGAAGAAGTTAGTGTAGAGATCGAAAACAAAGATATGCCTGAAACTGTCGAAGAAGCAGTTTCATTAGAAGAAAGTTTTTATTCGAATATCGCAGACGATCTAGACGAAAGAGTTCTTCAAAAGATGTCCAAAATATTGATGGACGATTACAAACGTGATCGTGTATCGAGAAAAGATTGGGAGGATTCAGTTTCAAAAGGTTTAGATCTACTTGGTTTCAAATACACGCAACTTACAAAACCGTTCAGAGGCTCGGCCAGCGTGACTCATCCAC